CATCGCCATCGGCGGTGACCGCAACAACATCTTCCACGCCGGCGAGTTCGCGCCGGTGTCGTGGCCAGAGATCCTGCTGCTGCAATTCGTGCACGGCGACGACGCCATCGACCAGGTCGAGCCGTTCGTGCAGGTGCCGCAAAGCGCCAAGGCCGAGCGCCAGCGGCTGATCTTCAAGTACGGCGAACCGACCGTGCTCGAGATCTTCGCACGCCAGCCGATCGCCCAGATGGAAGCCCCGCGCGCCATCCTCGCCAAGGGCACGCCGTGGTTCAACCCGATCACCATGCGCCAGGAAATCGTCGGCGAGAACGGCACGCCGCCGGTCGAGGAAGAAGTGGAACAGACCACCTATGCGGACGTGCCGCAGGGCGTGCTCGCCACCGAGGATGCGCCGCTGGAATATTACGACGCTCCGCCGGAGCCGACTGCCCGCAGGAGACGCTAGATGGCGCGCACGCAGACATTGCTGGAGATGGTGAGCAACCTGCGTGCGGAGGCCGGCCACAGCCTCGCCACGGCGCAAGGCGTCAACACCGAGGCGACGCTGAAGTACCTGCTCAAGCGCACGCAGGAAGAACTGTGGGCGGCCTTCGTGTGGCCGGAACTGATGATCCGCGACGACCGCGCGCTGAACCCTGGGGCGGCCCTCTACGGCTACAGCACCGAATTGAAATTCGACGCCATCCGCGACGCCTATTCCTCGCACCCCGGCAGTGCGTCCTGGTCGCATGTCGGCTACGGCATCAACGAGGACAAGCTCGAGGCCGGCACCATGACCAACACCTCGTCGAGCGACCCGGTGCAATTGTGGGAGGCGGCCGGCCCGACCCAGTTCCGGGTATGGCCGACGCCCTACGCCAGCGGTGCCATCCTGCGCTTCAAAGGCAACCGCGAATTACAGCCGCTGGTCGCCAACGCGGACTCTTCCACGCTCGACGCCACCTGCATCATCCTGTTCGCGGCGTCGGAACTGCTGGCCAGGTCCAAGGCCGAAGACGCCGCGAACAAGCTCCAGAAGGCACAGCGGCACCTCACCAAGCTGCTCGGCAATCAGGTCAGCGGCAAGAACAAGATCTCGACCTACGGCACGTCGTCGCCCGGCGGCGGCGCCTACCACGCCGCCGTGATCGCCGGATATCCGTAAGCCATGGCCTATGAAGTCGTCGAGAACTTCGCCGCAGGGCTGGACAACCGCAAGAGCCCTTTGACGGCCCCCGGCGGCACGCTGACCAAGCTGATCAATGCTGCCGTCAATCCCGGTGGCGAAATCGAGAAGCGGAAAGCTTTCGTCAAACTGGGCAGCAATATCCTTGCTGGAACCTTCGGCCTGGCGTCGACCGCGTCGACGCTCTATGCCTTCACGCGCAACACCGACGTCACGCCGCCGGTGCTCGGTGTGACCGGGACGACGCTGAAGTTCCAGAAGATCCCCAGCGCGTCCACTACCTTGCAGCAGACCGACTTCGACAATTTCGACGGCAAGGTCTACCTCGCTTGCAGCGACGTGGCGGCGGGGACGCCGCTGCCGATCGCGCCGACGGCGGCGCAGAACCCGCACTTCTACGACGGCATCGCGACCGAAGGCGCGGGCAAGGGCTATTACGTCCGCACCTACCAGTCCAAGGTCTACAGCGTCATCAACAAGTTCCTCTACTTCAGCGCCGTCAACGATCCCAAACTGTGGAATACCGGCACCGGCCACGGCTTCATCAACCTGTCGCTTCAGGACGCCGATTCCGAAACGCTGACGTCGCTCGAGGTGTATTACGACAAGCTGGCGATTTTCTCCGACGAGGCCATCCAGCTATGGGCGGTCGATCCAGACCCGCTCCAGAACGCCTATGTGCAGTTGCTGCGCGGCACCGGCACCACCGCACCCAGGTCGACGTCGCAATACGGCTCCGGCGACGTGCTCTATCTCGACCAGAGCGGCATCCGCTCGATGAAGGCGAAGGACTCATCCAACAGCGCCGCCGTCTCAGACATAGGATCGCCCATCGATCCGCTGATCGTCCACATCGTCCATCACAACGACCAGGAATATTTCAACAGGTCCATCGCGCTTCTGGAACCTCTGGTCGGCAGGTTCTGGATGGTTTTCCGCAACGAGATCTACGTGCTGTCCTACTTCCCCGGCCCCAAGATCACGGCGTGGTCGCTGTATACGACCGGCTTTCCGATCGACTATGCGGTGTCGTGCGGTGGGCGGCTCTACTTCCGCTCCGGCGACGAGCTTTACGTCTATGGCGGCGTCAGCGGGTACGACTACGACAATTGCGGCGTGGAGGTCAGACTGCCGTATCTGAACGGCAAGAAGCCCGGCCATAACAAACTGTTCGAGGCGATCGACCTGTCGATAGCGGGCACCTGGGAGGCGCGCGTTTCTTTCGATTTCAACAATCCCGACGCCGACGATTCGGTCGGCGTCTTCACGCAGTCGACGTGGAACGGCGGCCGCGCCGAATTGACCGGCTACGGCTCCCACATCTCGCTGCGCTTCACCAATTCCGACACATTTGCCGCCACACTCAGCAATGTCGCGGTGCATTATCAAGTGGTGGACGACGAGCAATGAAAGAACTGCCAGACGACATGCGCGTGCCGTTGCATGAACTGCAAGCCGATCTCGATTGGCTGGTGGCGCGCATGGTTTCGGAGGACGCCGAGGTCGTCTCGCTGTGCAAGGAGAGCATCCGCAATCGCTTGTCTCAGATAGAGGAAGCCGCGTACCGGCTGAACAAATGATCACCATAGCCGATGCCACCATGGACGACCTCACCTACGTCGCCTCATGGCTGTCGGATATCGATCGCCTTGAACTGTCGATCACCCGCGACCCCAACGACTACGACACCCTCGCCAAAGACGCCTACACCAATTCGCAATACTGCAAGGTGGCCCTGCTGGATGGACTGCTGCCCGTGTTCGCCTTCGGCGCGCGGCGCATCAAACGCCGCACCGTCGGCGTGTGGGGCTTCAAGACACGGGACGGGAGCCGGGCAATTCGCGCGGTCACCAAATATCTGATAAAGCATGTCATCCCGGATCTGCGCGACACCGGGATCACGCGAGCGATCTGCTACGTCCACCCCGACAATCGCGGTTCGCAGCGTTGGCTGGCGCACTTGGGCTTTCGACCCTCGGCCACCCCTGGGGAGCTTGGCACCCCGCTGATCCGCTATCAGCGAGACGAGCCAGTTGAACCCCCGGCATAAGCCCCTCTTCGAAGCAGCGCTCGATCGCTACACGTTTCGGATAGCCGCGCCCGGCGACGAGGACGGCATCGTGGATCTGTGGCCGGAGCACTGGACCGAGGCGCACTACCCCGACCGCGGCATCGAGCCCGACGAGCACCGCTATTACGACTGGGTGAAGCGGACGCTGGAGAACGGCTCCCACCCACGCATCTTGGCCATCGACGGTAACAGCCTCGGGGCCGAGGTCGTCGGCTTCTTCGCCTACTCGCTCGACCGTAATTTCTCGGTCAGGCCGGTCGCCGTGATGGGGACATTCTTCGTGCGAAAAGCGCACCGGCGATCGGCCGTTCCAGCCATCCTGCTCGAGCTCGGCCTCGACGCCGCGCGCAACGACGGCGCCTGCGCTTTCCACGCACCGATCACCAGCGAGACGATGTCGTCGCGGGCGCTCGAGAATTCATTCAAACGACTGGGATTCGCAATCATCGGCACCATGATGGGCCGGGCACTATAGGAGGCCCCGATGGGCGGCAAATCATCCGACAATTCTGAGATCACCAACCTCCAGAAGGAGCAGGCCGAAGAGGCCCGCGCCAAGGACGCCGCCCGCCAGGCCCGCATCAGCACCGGCCTGGAGGCCATCAGGAACGCCTTCCAGGGCAATCCGATCTACGAGACGCGCACGGTCAATGTACCGGCGTCACAGCAGGTTACGGGGACGCCTGCCACCACCCGGCGGGAACGCTTCCAACGACAGACCGGCAATGGCGGTATGGTCAACGACTACCGCACCGTGCGCGTGCCGGGCACACAGCAGACGGTAAACATCCCCGCCAGCACACGGTCCGAACAGGTCTTCACCGGCCGCCGCAGCGGCGGCATCGATGACAATTTCTACAATCAGTACAAACAGGGCGTCACCGATTACCTGCTGCCGCAGGTGACCGACCAGTACACCGACGCCAAGAAGAAAA